ATTTTCTTGTTTTGTTAAAAATTCAATATGAAATTCTTCTGGATAATTTAAAAAACTACTACCCCAATCAGCATTATAGGTTGGTTTTGAATAACGTCTAAATGCATTTATAATATCTTGTACTACATCTACTTCATTAATATTTCTTGCTCTAAAAACAAAATTAAAAGAAAACTCACGAAATCCAATTCCAGAAAATGTCATTTCTTTATATGGATTAGCAATATTAGCAAAAGATGATTCAATTGCTTTTTGAGCTCCAGTTCCACCTAATGTACCAAGAATACCACCAATGGCCGGTCCTACTTTTGAAGAAAGCATACCAGCAAGTGCTCCCGTACCACCACCAATAATATTACCAAAATTTGACAAGGCACCCGTTGCAGGTGATGAAGCATCAGCTTTTGCTAGAGAACCAACTAAACCTAACTCTGTACCTTCCCATGCAACAGGTTCTGCAAATGTAATTTCATTAGGCATATTCAAATAAATAAAATCTAATATTGTTGATTGTTCAATATTTTTTTGATTCAAACCTTCAGTCAATGATTTTGCAATAGTTGTTATACTACTCCACATATCAGTACCTAGAATTTCAGCATTCTTTAAATAATTTATAACAGTTCGTGTTTGTTCACCTGTAATCGAACCATTTTGTGCAGCTTTATTTGCCGCTTGTAGGTCTTGGAACTCATTGGCTGATTTTATCGTGGAATGAGATGAATAATCATCCCATTTTGCCGTAGCACTCGGCAAAACTTTTTTAATTGCTTGACCAAATTTCTTCATTTCTTCTTTAGTAACTTTAGCAACCTTAGCTAAACTAGCACTTTGTCTTTTATAAACAGTAAATTTAATAGACTCTGGATAAAATGACTGTTGATCCATTTCAAATGGATAGACAAGTGTTTTACCATAACCAGGACTTTTATCTGTAATACTTGTTTCAGTTGCAATTTTTGATTTACCAGCGGCACGGTACATACTTTCAACCGATCTTGATGATATTGCCATTTCTTTTTTCCTTTAATTTGTTAATGCTTTGAGTCTAGTATCTTTCCAAATTCGTACACTTGGTGTTTTTGCACGCTGTTCATCATAAAACTTTTCTGTATTTAACATGATAGCTAATTCCCAATCCAATGGATGTACTTCAATTATTTTTGATATTATGTTCTTATAATTATATCTTCTTAATGCTTGTTTTGCAAATTTAAATTTTTTATTTTTATCAACAATATTTACAAATTGTCTGAAATTTAATCGTGTTGATATATCAAAATTTAAATCACTTAAATAAGTAAACATATCACCCAATGCTACAGCTCTCAGTTTTGGCATAAGATAATGAAAATTAATTCCATCAAAATAATCTTTTTTTCTATCCAAAACAAAAATTAATGGATACAAGTCATATGTTGATGTTACTTCTTCTGGCCGATAACGAAAAAACATCATTTTACCTCTCCTAACAATACCCCTTCTTCTACCACCTTCTTTTAACATATTAGTATAAGTAAATCCCGTACCATAATTAATAGCATAATCGTGATAAAACTGTCTAGCACTTTCACTCCTATCAATAATATTTAAATCCTTTGCGTCTTTATGTGCTTTTTGAAAAAACGATTCTTCTTGTAAATAATCTATATGTTCCTCCAAGGTCTCCATCACTTCTTTTTGATCGGAGATACCCACATCTTCGACTTTTACAAATGTTTCTGCCCCTATTTCTTTTATATCTCCTTTCCTGAATATAGGAAATCCGAGAGGAACAAGATGTTTTTTATAAATAGTCATTTCTTGAACATTAAATGTACTAATTAAACTCATAATTTCTTTATTACCAGATATATCATCAAGACTTTTAAGTTTTCCAGCAGTTGAAAGTCCAAAAACTAAACCCAATAATTTTCTAACTTTAGGAAGTTTGACAGCTGCTAAAGCTGATAATATTTTTCCTTTGTTCTTTAGTATAGTGATTGCCATGTATATATTTATAATACTTTCTTGGATTTTTTAGTCTTGATTCCTAGCTCTTTTTCTGTTATAATCACAAATTCAAAGCCTCGTTTCTCTGCCCATTTGCGTGCAGCCTTCCATTTTGCCTGATTCATTATATAAGTCTTGAGTTTTTTAATATATCCTGGAGTCTGTTTCTTTGGTTTCTTGGGTGGTTTACATTGGTCGGCTGGCTTGACTTCAATGATATATTTCTGATATTCTCCTGTATTAGACTTCACTTTAGCATAGAAATCAACGAAATATCGTCTAGTTCTCTTTTCTACTGGATTATAGTATGGAATAATGACATTTTCAGAACCCCATTCAATTACTTTGGGGTGAGTATCTAAATACTTCATATATCTCAATTCCCACCCAGAGCGATAATGGCATTCTTGAAGATCCGCCACATACTTCTCTTTATTTTGTACTACATAACGACCGACTTTTGGATATTTTTTCATAAAACTGTTATAAATATAGTATAGTTCAATTATTTATAACGGAGAAGAAAATGGCAATTAACAAAGGTTTGAACATAAGTAGTGTATTAAATAAGTCTGGTAAGTTCGGCCGAATCGCTGCCCGATTTAGCAAAACTTTGTTTGGACCGGAACCTCTTGGTGAAGCTGCAACTCCATTAGATACCATAGAAGAAACAAAACAAACAGTATCAATATCAGAGTTTAAAAGTAGAACAATTGCTTCATTTGCACGCCCTAGTTTATTTCTAGTTAATATAACACCCCCACCGGGATTAGGTATGAAAAAAGCAATGGACCCAACGCATCAAGTCATAAATCTAAATTGTTACAATGCACAAATTCCCGGAATATCTTTAGCAACAACTGATAAAGATATTGGTTATCGTTCTGTAGCTTATCAAAAATTATATGATGATGCTTTATTATCATTTTATTGTCGTGAAGATTATAGTGAACTTGAATTTATGCACAACTGGATAAATTTAATCAGTAATCCAATAAATAATCGTTTTGAATTTTATACAAAATATATTTCAACAATACACATTATTAATATATCCAGAGACAATAGTAAAACATTAACAACAACTTTACATGAAGCATATCCTAAAAAAATTGATCCGATGCAATTAGATTATGGTTCTAATGATATAATGCGTATGACAGTTAATTTTACATATAGACATTTTACACAAAAATGGGGAGAAGAAGAACTAAAAGGAGAAGGAAATCCTGCAAAAGTGATGGCAAGACGTTCTGAAGGTGGTTTCGGTAAAGATGCTTCAATTATAGATGAATTAGATCCCGTATTTCTCGGTGGAACTGACGGATTTGGTAATGAATCATCAGATGATTTAGAATTTTAAGAAACAATAATAATATTATTTTTATATAGGAGTGAATGAAATGGGTTTACCAACAATTACAGTACCAAAATATAGTTTAAAATTACCTTCATCTGGTAAAGAAATAAAATACAGGCCTTTTCTTGTTAAAGAAGAAAAAATTCTTCTTATAGCAATGGAAAGTGAAGATGACCAACAAATGATAGATGCTACAACAACTGTTATTAAGAATTGTGTTTTTGGAGACATTGATGTTGACACAATGCCAATATTTGATATTGAATATATCTTTTTATGGTTAAGAGCTAAAGCAAAAGGAGAACTTGTTGAATTAACATATACTTGTCCCGATTGTAGTAATGGTATTGATATATCATTTAATATTGAAAATATAAAAATCAAAAAAATTGAAAAACATACAAATAAAATTAAATTAACTGAATCACTTGGTGTTGTTTTGAAATATCCTAATATAACTCTACAATCCAAACTTGATAAATTTAATGACGAATCTGAAACTGAAAAATTATTTAAAACTGTTCAATATTGTATTGATTACATTTATGATGCAGAAGCAACATATCCAGCTAAAGATCATACAGAACAAGAATTAAAAGATTTTTTAGAATCTTTAACTGATGAACAATTTCAAAAAATAGCAAAATTCTTTGAAGAAGTACCTACACTTAAACATACAGTCAAATTAGAGTGTAAAAATAAAATTAAAGGTGATGATAAAAAGAAATCAAAACCATGTCAATATAAAGAAGATGTTGTATTGGAGGGACTCGCATCTTTTTTCGACTAACCCTTTGTAATGAATCACTTACGCATATGTACAATACAAATTTCGCTTTACTACAACATCATAAATATTCTTTAGTTGAATTAGAAAATATGATTCCATGGGAAAGAGAAATTTATTTATCTTTATTAGTTAATCACATTCAAGAAGAAAATGAAAAAATTAAACAACAAAATAAAGGATAAGTAGAATGGCAACAATGTCTGCGACAATGAAACAATTTACAAAGGGGTTAAAGACATCTCTTGAACCTATTGAAACTTCTGTAGCTAATATAGAACATTCACTTGTTGTTTCAGCTCAAGAAAAGTCAAGAGAAGATGAAGTAGAAGGAAAAAGAGCAGAAACAAAGAAGCTTGATGAGGAGAAAAAGCAAACTAGTTGGTTAAAGAAAATATGGGGTGAAAGTGTAAAGTCCAAAAAAGAATCATCAGGTATTTGGGCTGCCTTGTTAGCAATGTTAAGAAAATTTCTTCTTGTCGCAGGTGCCGCACTTGCAGCTTTACTATTAACTCCTAAAGATATATTAGCTGGAGTATTTGATGCACTAGGAAAAACTAGTGATATGTTAGGTAGAAGTTTTTTTAAAAATATAGGTAAAATACTCCCAGGAGCAGGAGCACAAGATTCTCATGTAAAAGCATTTCAAAGAAATAAACCTAGCTTCACAAGAAATCTAGTCAATCAAGCAAAAGAACTAGTTAAAGATGTAAATAAAAAAGTAGTTAAGTTAGGAAATAAGATAAAGGCCGTACTCAAAACACCTGTAGCCGAAATTCCTGATCCCGTAGAAGTAGATGAAGAACAAAAAAAACAGAAGAAAACAACAGGCAAACCGGTAAAGAAAACACCAATGAGACCTGGTATCAAGGTAGAGAAAAAAGAACTAATTAAAACAGGAAAAACAAGAAAAAATATCCCAGGAAAACTAAACATCTCTGAAGCTGTAAAAATAGATAAACAACGTAGACAAAATAGAGCAGATTTTAAAAAATGGATGCCTAAAGCTGCAAGAGTTGCTCGTGCTTCTTCCGTCGCTTTTGCAGCAGCGGGTCCGTATGCGGCAGCCGGTACTGCGATTTTTCTGACTGCTATCGAAGCATGGGCAGAAACCGAGGAAGGAAAAGAACAATTAGCAATATGGCAAGTTGAGGCAGACGAAATTGGAAAATATCTCATAATGAAAACAGGTGCCGCAAGAAGTTTTACGAAAAATTATGATAAAGAACAAGAAAAAGAATTTGAAAAGAATCTAAGAAAAAAAATAGCATTTGAAAATGCAGACGCACATAAAAGAATGGTTTTAGGGGGACATATTCAACCCAGAGATGTATCCATACCATTGTCCACGGCAATAAAAAAACATCCAGAAATTAAAAACTATTTGGAAAAGCAAAAGAAAAAAGGTCTATCAC